AAAAACAAAGATGGAACAAATGTTATTGGTAATATCATTAAAGCTAAATTAGTCAAGGGCAGAATGACTAAAGAAGAATCTATTATTGAAATGATGTTGGATTATGAAAAGGGTTTAGATAAGTATTATGGTTTAATTACTATTGCAGAAAAGTATGGTATTTTCAAAAAAGTATCTACAAGATTTGAAACACCAGCTGGAAAGGCATTTGAAAAAACTATTATCAATGATCCTGAGAAGTATTTCACAGAGGATGTAATGAAACAACTTGAAGAAGCAGTATTTAAGGAATTTAATTATGGAAGTAAAGAAAGACCAGAATAAAACCTTTAAGGCATGGAAAACATATATGGGCATCAGGTTGCATTTTACTGGTGAGTATGATTACTTCAAATACTCTGGAAATGCACCTTGGGGAACTATGGCATCAATGGAGAAATATTTTTCTAAGTTTGAAGGTAGGATGCGATTTTCAGCACAAAGAACAATTTTTGAGAATTTGGGGAAAAGATTTGACGATAGACAGGATTTAATATTTTTTTATTTATCACAATTTACAAATGATAGGACATATCCTTCTGTTTTTGAGAGTGATTTATATGAAGAATATAAGGAGAGAATGAATAATTTTCATTTTCACTTAAAACGTGATGTTGAGGAAATTATTAAATATATGAAGGAATATGATAAAACATTTGATGAATTGTTCATAGCCGAACAGGTTAATCATCCAGCTATATTAAAACTTGGGTTATCACGAACAATATCGGTAGAAACATTCACGACACTTGATATTATTTTGAATTTTCTTCCACAAATGGAAAAGAAATTAATTGATCCAGCTTCAAAAGATTTTATTAAATTAATAAGAAGTTATAAGCCATTCTTAGCAATTGGTGTAGAAAAGGAAAAGAAAATTATTAGGGATATTTTATATGCGAACTGAAAGTTTGATATTAGAGAATTTGATATATAATGATACTTATTCTAGTGTTATTGGTGTCTTTTTAAAACCAGAGTATTTTAAAGATAATAATGAAAAGATAATTTTCAAAGAAATTCAAGATTATATTCTTGAATATGATAAGTCTCCTACAATAGATGCATTGTCTGTAAATTTATCTAATAGAACTGATTTAAATGAGACAACATTTAATAAATGTGAAGAGCTTTTAAAAACATATACGAAAAAAACAGATGATGGAGAATGGTTAGTTCAAGAAACAGAGAAATGGGCAAAAGACCAAGCAGTATATAATGGTATTGTTGAAAGTATTTCTATCTTAGAAGGTAAGGACAAACAAAAATCTAAAAATGCAATACCAGAAATTCTTACAGAAGCACTTGCAGTTTCATTGGACACAAGTATTGGACATAACTATTTAGAAGATAGTGATAACAGATGGGAATTTTATCATCAAAAAGAAACTAAGATTCCATTTGATATGGTACTGTTAGATAAAATTACTAATGGTGGTATCTCACCAAAAACTCTTACTGTATTATTGGGTGGAACTGGTGTTGGTAAAACTTTAGTAAAAACACATTTTGCAAGTCAATATTTAAGACAAGGCTTAGATGTTTTATATATTACTATGGAAATGGCAGAAGAAAGAATAGCAGAAAGAATTGATGCTAACTTGATGGATATTGATATAAGTGATTTACATATTATTCCAAAAGATATGTTTCAAAAGAAATTGGATAAATTAAATATTGGTAAATTAGTGGTTAAAGAATATCCAACAGCAGGAGCTCATGTTGGACAATTTCGTTCTTTATTAAGAGAATTGAAAATTAAAAAAGATTTTACACCACAGGTAATTATTTTGGATTATTTGAATATTTGTGCATCAAGTAAAGTTAAGTGGGCAGCTAATATGAACACTTACATTTATATTAAATCTATTGCTGAAGAAATTCGTGGTTTGGCAGTTGAAGAAAATATTCCTATTATTACAAGTTCACAATTAAATCGGGAAGGGTATACGAGTTCTGATCCTGATTTAGCCAATACATCAGAAAGTTTTGGATTACCAGCAACGGCAGATTTGATGTTAGCAATTATTGCAAAAGATGATGATACGAGTAGTAAGAATCAGATATTATTTAAACAGTTAAAGAATCGTTATGGTGATTTGAGTATTAATAGTAAATTCTTGGTAAATGTTATTAAGAAAAGAATGAAACTTGAAGATATTGAAGAGCATAAACAACCAGCAATGGCTAATGATGGAAGTAATAAATTCTATGAAAAAAAGACAGAAGCTAATACAGAGGGCAATCCATTCGTTTTTACTGTAAAACCAGAACGCAGAAAAAAATTAGAGGAAATAGGTGAGGAAAAGCATATAAATAGACAATAAAGGAGGGTACAATGCAAGATTTAACTATTTCAGATGGCTGGTTCAATCGTGAGAAAGAGCCACAAGTTATGAAGAAATTGTGCGAACATAAAGCAAATACGACTACATTAGACTATGATGTTGGTATAGAATATTGCAATTTTTGTGGTGCTTTGGGGCATTATAATGTAGATAAAGACACAGTTGAGTGGAAATTGCCCGAATTTCTGGTGAAACAGAACTATAATTAGATATTATAAATATATAGTGAACTTAATTATATAAGGGGTTAAAAATGAGTCAAAAAGTTTCAGATATTCTTGATTTTTTGGAAACAAGTTCTGATAAAATTAAGGGTACTATGACGGATACTAGTATTATTGCTAAACAAGGTACTAATAGCTGGTATACTATGTCGTCTACTCTCCTACCATCAGCAAATAATACTTATGATATAGGTAGTGCAACATATAAGATTCGTGATATGTATGTTGATGATAGTACAATTTACATGGGAGATCATGCAACTATTAAAGCTGAAGGTACAGCAATAGTTGTACAGGATTTTAAAACTAGTGATATGACTTTAGATAATACACACCGTGATGGTAATAGTGTGGATGGAACTTCTGGTTCTTGGACATTTCAAGAAGGCGAAGATGATTTATTTTTATTGAACAATGTGTCAGGGAAGCGTTATAAGGTAAACTTAACAGAGGTTTAAGTTTTGGTACATGATGGATATTAAAAAAATGTTTAATGAAGCTGCCGCTCGTGCAGTAAAAGAGAAAAAGGGTATTGGTGAAAATTCACTTCTAAACAGACAAATAAGTAAGGCTGATGACCACTATACAGTCTGCCCATTTAGGTCAATAGACATTGACGAATGTCCATTGTGTAAGTTAGAGGAATTAGGAAAGATATGAAATCATTTATTGAATTTATAACAGAGTCAGATACTTCTGGAGCATTTGAAATGGAAGCTGCTTTAGTTGCAGCTGCAAATAATGATAAGAAAGCAAAATTTAAAGATCCTAGAGTTTCGGTGGCTAATGCAAAGAAAGTATTAAAAAAACAAAGAATAAAAGGTAAAGGAAAATTTCCAAGTAATAGATATGAAGTAACAAAAGAGTGGGCATCTTATTTTAATGGTAAGGTTCCGAGTGCAACTAAAACACCAAAGACTGATATTATAATTGGAAAGAATTATATTTCTTTAAAAACTGGAAATGCCCAACTAATGAGTGGTCAACGTGCAGAAGCACAAGCAACTTTTTATGCTGCTATGAAAAATGTTGATAATAATGCTTTGTTAAAGAAAATAGAAAAACAATTAAAAGGCTTGAAAACATCTTTTCGTATAACAGATAAAAAAGGAAAAGAAGTTCATGGTAATAAAAGAGATTTAATAGGAACAGCAAAAGGAAAAGTGTTAGAAGAAATAGATGTGTTTCATAGAAAATTTAAAAAAGATTTAAGAAAAGCATTTGAACAAAATTCTGATTTTGCACAAGAGTTTACATTTGAAGCAATGACAGGAGTAAAGAAATTTGGCAAAAATGAAGGAACAGCAACATCATTTCTTGTAACAAATTTTGAGGGAACTAAATCTGCTTTTCATACTGTTAGAAAACCATCAGATAAATATGTTAAGAAAATTGCTAGTCAAGTAAAACCTGATGTTAGATTTAAGTCAGGGTCTGTTAAAGGGAGTGCAGATAAGACAGGGAAAAAAATATATAATTTTTGGGCAACTATTGGTTTAGGTGTCAAAATGGTTTTGGATGAAGGATTTGAACAGATTGAAAAAGAATTAATAGC